TTTGCTCCATGAATTGTTGAGAGTTTTATATTAACTTTCTCGTCTAAATCATGCCCGCTATTTAGGATTTGTTTAATATATATTCTGTCATATTCTTTAATTCTCGTGAGTGCTACCTCCCAAGATAGATTGGCAGGAATGTTTAAACCCCATTCCTTAGACAGTGTTTCATGAGAAAATTTACCTTCTTGGTTTGCACCAGGTAATCCTTTCATTCCTCGAGAAACACCGTCGGGTCCTAATACAATGTATTGATACATAATCTTTACATGTGCATAAGGAATCTCTTCGCCTCGTTGAAGTGCTTTCCAACTTCGATACGCTACTGCTACATCCGAACTAATTGATAAATAATTATTTTTCTCAAACAAGAAACCCTTATTTTTTAATTCTTCGGCAACGTTGTTAATATAATAATTGGTTCGACCTAAGATTAACCACTGACCTTTTCTCAAATCAATACTTTCAAAATTAGTATTCTTGACTTGTCCCTGGTCTTCTCTTGGGTGCCATTCTTTTGTAATTCTTTTTTTAATTCTCGACACTAAAGTATTTGCTTTTAAAAAAACTGTTTTCGGTATTCTATAAGACTGATTTAAAACTCGCAAATGACAATTTAAATCAATCAGTTTAGAAACATCCGCACCACTCCAAGAATAAATTGCTTGGTCATCATCGCCTGCTAGATAAATTGCTTTAGCTTGCTTCATCATAATATTAACCATGCCCCATTCATTAGGTTTGAGATCCTGGACTTCATCAACAATCACAATATCTAAACGAGGAGACATCTCTAACTTATTAAACTCAGTAATTAAATCGGTGTAGTCTTTTATATTTCTTTGTTTCTTAAACATGCGATAGTTCTTATCGACCTTTTGTAGTCTTTCAAATCCACCTTTGACATGCCCAATCTTTTTAAATTCTTCATACAAAGAAGTATTTTTGACTCGGTATAAATCTATTAAGTGAAGACCCGACTCTTCTTCTCCCACCACATTATCTTCTACTTTAATGGATTGAGAAATATCAATACCATATTCGTTATAAAAATCTTTGAAGTCTTGATTCTGTATAATGTCTGTGTGCGTGCATCCCAACCACTGATATGCAAGGCTATGTAATGTACGAAACCATTTTAAATCTTTTCTTGGTAATTGAAATTTCTTACAAGCCCGGTCAATAGCTTCGGTCGTTGCCTTTCTCGTAAAAGAAAAATACCCAATACGATCCGGCTCACGGCCCTCGGCCAACTGCTCTTCTACAATTCGAAGCAGAGTTGTTGTCTTGCCTGTCCCTGGCGGTCCAATAATTTTACAAGTATTATTTAGAATGGTATGGGCTCCTCTGTTGGTGTGTTTTCTTCCGGTAGGATTTCTACTTTGGTATTGAATTTATCATTCGGTACCCACCAAACTAACTGTCCTTTTTTATTTCCAAGCTTTCTTTTAGTGCTATCTCCCCCTAATTCTCTAAGGAAAATACCTAATTGAATACCCGTTAGTTGTGCGTATCTTCTGTTCTTCATAAATTCTTGTAGCTGATCTAACCTAAAGTAAACTTTATTATCTTCTTCGTCCACGAAACACTGACCATTGAGAATCTCTTCAATGTCCATTGCGTTGGCTTGGTTAGAAATATATCTATTTAAAATAGTTTTAAACTGTCCTTCAGGTGTCACTTCAAAATCAGGTGCTACTTTAATTGCTTTCGAAACAATACTTAAAACAAAAGCATCCCAATCATCACGGTTCATCATCGAAGGCATCGAAGCAATTTTTGTTAAACACTTCTTTCTAAACTTATGTTGATCGTAAAGTTCTTCTACATTTAAAACTAATCGATGCTCGTCATTTAACGTGACATGATAAATAGTATCAGCATCATCACCATGCTGAACAACATTTCCGATATCGGTAATAACATTGCTATCTCCTACTCCGTATTTTCTAATTCTACATTTGGATTTATTACAATAAGAACACATCGGTTGGTCCTTACATTTATAACCCCAATCTTTTTTATCCGCTTGCTTAACAATTTTATCTAATTGTTTTGGTGTCAACGGATCTGCAAAATATTTATGATGAAACTTATGAACTTCTTCTTCATAGTTTTCTCCATATTTTTTCTTTGCGTAAACTGCATACTGAAATAAAAAACTATCTCGACTTCCTTGTTGAACTTGTTTGTTTTCTGTTAGATAAGCTTCAATACAAAAAGGTGCATCTTTAAATTCTGATGCTTCATTCGTTAAAGATAATTTTTTTAATTGATCTAGAGTAATTGATTTCTTTTCTACTTCCGCCAGGAATTCATCAAGAGAAAGGGTATTCCCTTCTTCACTGAAAGCATGTCGATCGGAGAAATTAAATCCATTGTGATACGGTAGATTTAAAAAGCTACCCACTTCCCAATCTTTAGAGTTCATTCCTTCTCGAATAAGTTTGTCTTGTTTAGGAAAGACTTCGCAATGCCCAAGGCCCATTAACGACGCTAGTTCTTTAATCTTTTTTTGAACCGCTCCGGCCGGAACATAGTCTTTGAAAAATAAAAATAAATGTGCGCCACCACTTTTTGATTTGGCAACAACAAAAGGTAAGTTTTTTTCTTTTAGTTTTTGAACAATGCTAACATGATCCAGGGGATACTGATCTATATCAATACAACCCCATCGACATTTATCCTCATCATTAATAGGAAAAATGCCTAAGCTAGGCCAAGAACCTTTAAGATGATCTTCCCAACGAGCATCTTCGATCTGTTGCTTATGGATAAAAGATTTACCCTCAGCTTTATTATCATCTCGAAAACTTTCGCTAGGCTGGAACGTACCATATGCACGCTCCAACCCAAGAAAGATCTCTTTGAATTTAGAGACCCGATCGTTCATTAAAACGGAATGTCTTCTGAACTTTCTTTTTCTGTTTCCTCACGATCATATTTAACAGTATGTTCGCCTGCCTTAATAGACTTGTAGAATTTAAGTGCAAGATCAAACAAATGCTTGTCTTCTAACATGTCGTCTTTTGCAACGGACCAGGTATACCAACTACCTTTATCGTTCTGAGTTTTTAAAGTTGTTAGATTATAAAATCTCATGAACGTAGGAGCAGGGTGATACTGCTTTGTATTAGGATCTTGAATGAACTCATTTTTCAATGAGTAGTTCCAACTTCTTGAGGCTTTTAGCTGCGTTCCTTTCATAGAGATGATAGCAGGTCTAGGAACTTTGCCTTCCTCATCCATAATAAGAACATAGAAGTTAGCAGACTCTTCAAGATAATTACCGTTAGGTAATCTCATTTTACCGTCAGTACCTCTGACTGCATCTGCTGGTCTATCCTTCGGCTGAAAAATATTTACAGGAGCATTAGAGCCAGTACCTCTATCTTGCCACTCCAAATAAACTTTCTCATAATTACATACAAGAACTTTAATTCCTGGATTGCCTGCCCAAACATGTTTATCGGTTTTACTAAGGATCATTCCTGCCTTAGCACCCTCGATATCATCTAACTCTGGGGACATTTGTTGAAGGATACTAACCCTTGGAGTACCTGTGTCTTCTTGGGTTATGTTTTCTTGGCCCGCACCTACAACTTTCAGAATTTCTGATAAGTCAATGGTGGGTGTCGCCAATGCTTGTTCCGCCTTTTTGGTGACGGTACCAGTTTGTTTTTGTGTCATAAATTACACTCCTTTTATTTTTTTCGTTCGATCTTTACTGACTTTTGTATAGTCACCCCGAACTTTTCTTGGACATCAGATGTCATCGAACCTTTCTCCATCTGTTCCTCACAAAGTTTAGCTAGGGTATTCCAGGGCACACTCTTTTTAGTTTCAGGGTGAAGACCTTTTTCTTCTAACTCTTTAACTAAATTCTGTGCATCAGAATCTTGTCCTCTACCAAAAGTAGAGATGACTTGATTTTTAATTACATCATCAAGTCCTTGATTTCGTAACCATTGAAAACAATAATCTTCATTGTCTTCTCTAATATGAGCACGAGTTTTATCTTTGACAGTAATTTTACTACCGTCTTTAAGAGTCAACTGTTGTATCCCGGTATCAAAGAAACTAGGAATGATATCATTCTCTAATTGTTCTTCTCTGGCTTTGAGATTTTTAATCTCTTGTTCTAAATCAGAAACTTTACTTCTTACGTTTTCAAGTTCTGTCACTGCCTGACCAACGTCAGATAGTTTATCACCACTTAAAGTATCTAGTTTTGATAACTCTAAGGCTTCGTTCAATAGACCCATTTTATTCTCCTTATAGTAATTCTATTGTTATAGGAATATATATAGCACTCTCCCTGTCCCATTTCAAGACTTTAAAATTATTATTTGTAATTTTTGCAGCAACTGCACAAACAATCCCAATTAATACGGGATCGCCCATTAATAATAAATAGTCTCCTGAAGTAAAATCTTTTAATTTTTTTTCTACCGAAAAAACAAATCGTGAGGAGTTGACCTGGATTTGTTTTGGGTTTTCAAACATGATGTAGGGAGTTCCAAATCTTTCACAATCGGAAATATCACGATATCCACCATTAGGTAATTTTGTATTAGTCGTTACGTATACTTTGTTCATTATTTTCTATAATCTTTTTTAAAGATAATCCTATCACATAAGGTATCTGTGGCACAACAGAATTCCCTAAACATTTAAGTCTGTCCACCCTGTCGGGTACCCCATGAGCCACTCGACCCACACTGGGTTCAACTGACCACCAGGCGCTGACTCCACTTGCGCTACCGTGCTCTCCAAATAACTCTTCTTGTGGAGCTTTGCCATTCCCTCCGTTAGAGTCATTGACATTCCCTTCGCTGCCCTCGGAGTTGGCCATAGTTTTACTGGGTTCGGACTCTGTGCGTCCTTCACCGCAGTGATCAAGTTGATCTGATGACTCTTCTCTCTCAAGTTCTTTTGACTTCTCGGTCCCCTCTGTCCGTCCCAAGCGTTCGGAGTTGGCCATAGAGATCGGTGTTCCACTTCGCTCGCTAACCCCCTCGAATGTCTCTTGTGTTTGTTCGGACTTTTGTCTACGTAAAAACTGTCGTTGCATCTCGTTGGAGTGGGCCACAATCCAGACTCTTTCTCTTTTGTGGTTGGCACCGATGCTAGAAGCTGAAATACTAAACGTCCTTGCGGAGTAGCCTTCACTCTCCAGGTTCTCGAGTACGGAGTCGAGACCGAGTTTAATGTGTCCACCAACGTTTTCTCCAATGACCCAAGTAGGTCGGAGTTCTTGGATAAGTCTAAACATTTCTGGCCAGACGTGTCTTGGATCTTCTTCACCTTTTTTTCTACCTGCGACGGAGAAAGGTTGGCAAGGGTATCCTCCGGTGATGATGTCGATTTGATCAATTCCATCTGCTTTAAGTTTGTCATGATTTAATTCCTTTACATCTCCATATACTGGAACACCTGGAAAATTCTTTTTTAAAACTTTCTGACAGTATTGATCGAAGTCACAAAACGCAACTGTTTCAACTAATCCCGCAGATTCTAGTCCTAAACTAAATCCACCAATTCCACTAAATAGATCTAAGTGTTTTAACATTCTATAATTATTTCTATAATAGATAAGATATTTAGGATAGGATTGCAAGTATGAAATTTATACTAATACTTTTTGTTTGTATTAACGATCCTTCTGCACCGATTGAAAGCACTTGCGTGATGCAACCCTTAAAGATGGTTTTTGATTCCATGAAAGAATGTCAACTTGGAGCTCAATATATTTATAGAGATATAAAAGATCCGAATATTCACATGACTTCTTTTTGTGCACAAAAGAACTTGACATCAATATAGGTTATCTTATATAAAGAACTTAGAAAGTTTTTACGATGTTAAGAATAAAGAAAAAACCATATACAGAAAAACAATTAAAACATTTTAGTGATTTAAATTATAATAATATTTATGGAACTCTTTTAGAAGAAGAGCATATACTTAATAGTATTGATGCTGATCTTCCAACAACAGAAGAATACTTTTATAGAAAACTAAAATACAGGGCAATGATAAAGCCTTGGAAATATTTAGATGCGTGGAGAAATTTAATGAGATTAAAATATTTAAAAGGAGGGATTGATGTATCCAAACTTTAAAACACAACCATTCCAACACCAACTCCAGGCTTTGGGTTGTTCCTGGGAAAAAAATAATTTTGCCTATTTCATGGAAATGGGAACGGGAAAATCAAAAGTCTTAATTGATAACATTGCCATGCTTTATGATACAGGCAAGATAAACGCAGCCGTGATCGTTGCGCCCAAAGGGGTGTATCGAAACTGGGAGCGATTAGAAATACCGGCTCATTTACCTGACCATATCAATACAAGAATTACAACTTGGGTAGCCCCAAGCTCTCGGAAAAAAGAAGACCAACAAAAACTAGATGAACTCTCTAAAACTTTTGACGGACTCGATATCTTTTTAATGAACATTGAAGCTTTGGCTCATCTTCCTTCGGTTCAATTTTTAGATCGATATCTTTTAGGAACAAAAGCTTTAATGGCTATTGATGAAAGCACTACGATCAAAAGTCCGACTGCGAAAAGAACTAAGAACATTTTAAAAGTTTGTAAACTAGCAGAGTATCGTCGGATCTTAACAGGATCCCCGGTGACTAAAAATCCCCTGGATTTATATTCTCAGTGTCAGTTTTTAGATGAGGATCTTTTAGGATTTAGTTCTTACTATGCTTATAAGGCAAGGTACGCAATCGAAGTTAAAAGACATACATCGACTCATGCTTTTCCTCATATTGTAGGCTTTCGAAACTTAGATGAATTGTCTGCGAAGCTTGGAACATTTTCTTTTCGAGTTTTAAAAGAAGATTGTTTAGACTTACCTTCGAAAATTTATTCACCCAGGTATGTTGAGATGACCAAGGAACAAGAGAAAGCATATAATGATTTATCGACTTTTGCGATTACGCAGCTCGAAGGAGATACCTTATCGGTCACGAATACCATGACCATGCTCTTACGTTTACATCAGATTACTTGCGGATATTTGCCCACGGACGACGGCCAATCGATCCCTCTCAAAAATAATCGATTAGATGAATTGATGAATGTCATCGAAGAAGTTGAAGGTAAGATAATTATCTGGGCTAACTATCGTCAAAGTATTTTTGATATCAAAGAAGCCCTCGCCAAAAAGTTTGGTGAAGATAGTGTTGTCACTTACTTTGGTGATACTAAAGATAAGGACCGCCAAGATATTGTTAAAAGTTTCCAGGACAAAGAAAGCCCAGTACGATTTTTCGTAGCTAACCAACAAACAGGTGGCTATGGATTAACCTTAACGGAAGCTCATACGGTTATTTATTTTTCTAACAATTATGATTTAGAAAAAAGAATTCAATCCGAAGATCGAGCGCACCGAATAGGTCAAAAAAATAATGTGACTTATATCGATTTGATTTCTGAAAAAACAGTTGATGAAAATATCGTCAACAGTTTAAGAAACAAAATTGATTTAGCTTCTCAATCATTAGGGGAAAAATTAAAAGAATGGTTAGTGGAGGGAAAGAAAAAGAAGGGGGCCTAAGCCCCCGACTTGTTATGTGTCGCTTTGATAAAAAGTAGTATTGTTTATGGTGTATCTTACTTTTTTTAATTGCTCTTTTAAAAAAGTTAATTCTTTTTCTTGGAATTGTTTTTTATTTTTAAGAGCAAGATTAATTAGTTTTCTGTACATTTTAGCTGATGAATAACTTTTTATTAAATTACTTACACCAGGCATGTAACAGAAAGTTGTACTTTTTGCTTTCATGTTCTTCCTTTCTATCTCCCATATTATCCCATAACCAGGGAGAAAGCAAGTGGACATAATGTCGCAGGCAAATCACATTTATTTTTATAATTTACTTGACTTTACAAATAGGAATAAATATATATTATCTTATAAAGGAGAAAGAAATGACAGATATAACTAAATATAAATCAGTGATTGTGCGAGTAGAAACGCATAAGAAACTAAAAAAATTAGCAGGGAGAGATAGAAAAATTTCAGGTATCCTCTCTCAGTTAGTTGACAAAGAATACGAAAAAAGAATAGGAGCGTAAATGTCCAAAGAGAAAGATAGAATGAAACACAAAATGATTAAGATCATGGAAGCCAAGATCGATAATCAGAGTGAACCTAGTTTAGAAATGAATAAAGAAGAAAGCATTACTTATCATTGGTTAAATGAACTATGGCAAATGGCTTTTGTTTCGGGTGAAGTATCGGGAATTAAAAGTTGTAAAAGTCTTTTAGGGAGTAGTATTAATGAACTCGAAGAGATTGAGAATTTTGCTGAGAATAATATTAAAAAGACTCTTCAGTAATGAAGAGAGGGGATATAGCATTAATATTAACAAAGTATATTGATGCAAAAACTTACTAGAATAGTGGTCCTTCGCAAAATAACTATAGTGAGAATATCCTCTCTCTTGATTACTGATAGCGAGAATTAGTAATCATCTCTACCGTCTACCTCCCAAAGCTAGAAGGATGAGAACCATTTAGCTCTCGCATGAACGACCAGGGGTTTATGCATCAGCCCCTGGTCAAAAGAAAGGAACAGTATGGAAAAATATGAAAACAAATCAATTCAACTAAGAAAGCATTTAAAAAATGCAGTGCATTACATGGAGAAAGATACAACACATTTTCCTCTTCATGAAACCACTGCTTTTCTGAAAGGCTATATTGAAGGTTTACAAAAACTAGATGAAAAAAATTATTATTTTTGGTTAAAAGAACAAGAAGAAGCAGTTTCCTAACATAGGAAATAGTGGGTCATTTTCTTCCTTACGCCCACTAGGTCTGCCCTGGAGTCTTTTTCGAGCAAAGGGTATTTTTCTTATTGATATGCCTTTTATTCCTTTGCTGGGTTTTGGCGAACTCCAGGGTGGTTCCGAATTATCTTTTGATTTATCCCAAAAACATATATAATTATATATAAGAGCCGGAAGTATTTCCCTGTTTCGATCTTCCGGCTTTACAAGGACAACGATATGTTGAACGAAATAAAAAATAAGATCGTTCTTTCTGTCCAACGACAGAGAATGTACGATCCGGTATTGAAGGATACAGTCGATAAGGTCTTAGTGACTTTTAGCGACGGGAATGTGAATGGGTATCTAGCGGACGAGTGGGATAACTTGATGACTCAAGTTGACTCCATGTTAGAAAAGGCTTTTTTGTTGGAGCCTAAAGCTGCTCAACCACAACTAGACTAACGCTGGCCTAGTTTAACGCCCTGCTCTTCAGCTTTTTTGCAAGCACAGTCTTCGCCACAGGAACAAATACCTTGAATTTTAGATAATCTGTTGTGTAAAGAGGCAATATAAAGATTTCTGAGCTGACCTTGGTGGAGAGTTTTGTGATCTAATTCATAATTTTTCATTGTTTTGTACCTTTTTATTGCGAGGGAAACTTTAGTATATCAAAGTTCGATAGAAAATTTCTACAGGAAAATTAAAATAAATTACTTGACTATAAGATTATTTTTTTGTCGACGATCCACTGCCCAGGGATTACTTGTAATCGTCCACAGTCGGAGCCATCTAAATCTACTTTTTTAATCAGATCTAATAATTCATCTAATGTATTGGCTCGTTTGAGAATATTTACTAACGACGGATCAATGTCCCCTGCAAGAATTGTAAATTCTTTTTGTTCCAACAGAATATATCCAACGGAAAGAACGGGTTTGGGTCGCATCTTTAAAGCGTCTTCGATACTGTGCCAACCCGCACTTTCTTCGTAGGCGTCTAGCCACCTAATCTCATAGAGTTTTGACCGGGGATCAATTTCAGACTGTCCGCTATCTCGTTGCTTCGATCGTTTTTTACTACTGCGAACCATGCTTCTCGACCTTGAAGTATATTGTATCTCTCAATTCCAAACTTAGCGAATCCTCTGCTAGCTCCTTGTTTTACTGACTCCCAATCTACATCATCCCCAACCATGATTCCACCGTCTTTTATCTTCGGCCACCAGTTCTCGACGTCATCTTGAACGGCTTCTAGGGTATGAGCCCCGTCTACGATAACCCCAAAAACACTGTTATCGTCAAAAGAATTAAGAATATTAGTGTTATCGGATCTGTTGACATTGACTATTACCCTTTCTTGATCAATATAATCCCCTAAATTCCTCATAAAATCGTCGTACATGGAGTTTAAGTTCACCGTGGAGTGTTCCATACCCGAACCTTCAAAAGTATCGATCACATGGACCTTAACTTTGTGTTTTCCGGCATAATCTAAAGAGTCCATAAGAAACCTTGTCGATCTTCCGGCAAAGCATCCTATTTCGACGATATCATCACCGTCTTCACAGTATTTAACCAAGTTCATATACGCATCATGCATATTAAACCAACCTGGGATGTCTAAGTATTTATACATTATATTTTCCTTTCATTTGTTTTTCCCAATCACAAATCCTAAGAACTCTATCTAAAGAGCTTCTAATTCCTGACGGAGATCTGCCACCTACTTCTTCGGATACTTGTTTATATGTCTTTAATTTCCGAACATATAAATCTAATAATTGAACATTGCGTTCAACTTTTTTTCTTTTGTTTTCTAAAACTTTTTTAGAAAATTTTTTCTTTTTCCATTTTCCTTCACGATTACTAAAATAATCTACGTTAAAGATGGAGTGAGTATAAGTGTCTATAATATCTTGCAAGACACTTAAAGGTTGTTCTCTTAAATCAGAAGGGGTCATCTTTCTTTTCCTTTCGATATGTAAAACTCCGAGGGTCGTTCTTGCATCGGATCGGTGAGCTTGGTTGTATAGCCATTACTCGTACAGACCACATAGTATTCGTCGTGATGCTTTTGAACCTCGTATAATTTGTTAGCCCACTTGACCGATTGACCACGGTCCAGGGCCGATTTAATTTCTTGCAGTGTCATTTCTACTCCTAAAATTATATGTTCTGGGTGGCCTCAACCCTTTCGATAGCTGATACTCATAGACTTTACTAATGCCTTTTCGGATTTGAGCTAGGGCGTGATCGTAGGCTCTGCGTTTCTCGTCCGTATTTCGAAGCCCGTCTTGTTTGTGTTGATGTAAAAACATTTGTAAATAGAATAATGTCTTTTGATTCAGTTCGATGGGAAAGAGTCTTCCGTTTCTACCGTACCTCATATCTATTCTCCATATCTTTCCAGAAGCGATTACTTGCTACACTTTTCTTTGATCCCGCATCTCTGTGATTATCCCGGTATCCTTCTATGTATGCTTCTAAAATTATTTTATGCACTATCTCAGAAAATATTTTTTTATTTTGGTGAGTAGAGTCAAATAATTTTTTTCTCTTTGCTTCGCTTAATCCTCTTCCGATTAAGTTATTTTTTGTTGTTATGTCCATTGACTATCCTTTCTTCTAACTCATTGATTTTACTGATTAAATCTGGCCCATAGTTCTGAGGTGGGTGCGTATCTCGTAAGGGTATATACCAGGGTACTCGTATCCAGGCGTGTTGGTTGAGTAACTTTTTTGCTAGGTGATCGTATGTATAGCTCATACTTCCTCTCTTTCTGGAAAAAATTCATCTAACCAAAAACGTTTTTTTGCTTTTGATTTTATTTTCTTTTCCTCATACTTTACAATATTCCCCAGTAATTCGATTAACGTCTTTCGGGTAATCTTTTTACTTTCGTATTGATAGACTAAGTCTTGTAGGTCTTCGAGTAGTGTTGTCATTTCTATGTCCTTTCTTAGGGATTAAACAGTTCGTCGTACGTGACTTGTTGAGAGTCTTCCACGCTACCAAAGAATACGTCGATATAATGATGTTTATTATCTTTGATGTACTCTTGTATTTTAGGGAGGATTTCTTCTTTATCCCCGATAAAACTGTGGGATTTGAATTCTCCTTGCCTCGTCTTGACTTTGACTGTTATATCCATTTCTATATGGGAGAATATATTGTTTTTGTTTGGTGGTCAATAGCCAATTAACAAATATAGAAGGAGGGATTGCGAGCCAGAAAGGATAAGGGCTCACGGACCATTGACCACGGATAGTAATTTACTATAGAAGAACCATTCACACAAAATAAAAAAAAAATAAAAAAAACTTTCAAAATCCGTTCTTCCGTTCTTCCAAAGTAACTTTAGTTAGTAGAATCAGTAGGTTAGTCCAAAAAAAAGGTTCTTCCAACCGTTCTTCCGAAGAACAAAGTGTTCTTCCAAACCCTATAGGGGAGCAACCTTTTCAATATTTGTTAAGTTTTTGAATTGATTTTAATAGAAATGTTCTTTATAGAAAATAACTATGAAGTTTAGAAGTCCAGGTGATGACATTGTCTTGACAAAGGAACTTGCGGAAATGAGGGACGAGCTGACTCCCAAACAAATAGAGTTTGCTCATCATCTTGTTGCTCAAGAAAATAGGAAGACTGCTACGGAATGTGCAATTATGGCGGGATACTCACCTAAAACTGCTAGACAAATAGCTTCTCAATTACAAAGCCCCAAAGAATACCCTAAAGTACACGCTTATATTCGTTCTTTACAAGAAGACCTTTGGAATAAATACAAAATCTCTCCGGCTACCCACATGAGAAGACTACATGAGATTGGTCTTCGTGCTGAAAATCCTAGCAGTAAAGACATTACTGAATTTGATATGAAACCCGATTTGAAAACTGCATTGGCTGCCGAAATTAGTAGAGGTAAAGCTGCGGGATATTATGAGAAAAAAGAAAAGGTTAGAGATAAAAGTATTGACGGTCTATCTTTAGAAGAAGTGACAGAAATGCTTTCAAAAATGAAAAAAGAAGTTATTATTGAACATACCCCTACTGATTTGGAGAATAATGGATCCGAGGCAGTACAAAGCGACGATCAGTCAGAACAAAGCAATCAACAAGTTCCTTGAAGAAGGATATTATGTGTTCACTAATGTATGTGAGCAAGGCCCGATCGATATCATTGTTGTTAATCCAAAAAACGGAAGAGCTCACTATCTTGATATTAAAACATCTAAAGGAACAAGAAAAATAAATGGCAAGTCGGCAGGTGGAGGGGGTACAAAACTCAACCCATACCAAAAAGAACTTGGTGTCAGACTCTGCATTGTCGAAGGAGAGGAAATTCGTGTTGTTGAAAAAAGAGAAACAATCATCAAAAGACAGAAAACAAAAAGGACATCCGCCTTCGTTAAAGCGAGGAAGGGAGTCCACCTTTTGGAAGAATGTTAAGTTAATAACTCCGAATATATTTTGGACGAGAATTGAAACTTACGGAACACCTGGAATACCAGATTTACTAGGAGTTTTTATATCTAAAAAATATAACAAGAATATTTCTTTTTGGTGTGAACTTAAATTAACAAAGGTTAACAAACTCGATCTATCACCATTTCAAATTTCATGGAATTTAAAGCGTTATTCTCTGTGCCAAGATAATTTTATTATGGCAAAGGGGGTCGAAGAGAGGGCGATTTATTTTTGGCCGGGGGCCGTGGCTCGTGAGCTTTCAGTCAATTTCAGGGAGGTTGAACCCTTGTTCACGGTCCACCAACCATGGACGCTTGAGCTTGAGCCTGCGCTTGAGCGTGTGCTTGTTCCTGTTCCTGAATAATTATTCAATTTTTTATACGCATGAAAAAAGCCCCGGATTTCTCCGAGGCTCTTGAATTTATTTTCTGCTCAGGGCTTTGATATCTTTATTCAAAGCGTGTCGATCGCCCTTGTATAACTCCAGGAGTTGTTCATGTAGCTTTTCGTGCTTGAACTTGGCCCGTAGCTGCTTGATATTGCACTCCAACTTAACTGAGGTTGTTGTGCCTTCTTCGTCCTTGAGGACGACGACCAGGATGCCAGACTCGTACTTACCGTTGTCTGGATCGAAGGTTGATCCGATACCGACGCTTACCACTTCGATATCTGAGTTTATCATTTTCATAATATTCTTCCTTTCGTATGGGATACTATAGGATAGATAGGCCGGCATGTCAACACTAAAATTTCGGGATCCAGGCCTGTCCCTGGTCCCGCATTACTATTAAATGCTTGAGTCTGATCCAAGCTTGTTCCTGGGCCCTTGTCCCTGGTTCGTGCTTGAGCATGCGCCTGCGTGCGTCTTGGATAAGCTTGTGAATGGACTCCAGGTTTCGCCTGTGCTTGCGTTCGGTACTATTCATTTTCTTTTCTCCAGGGGCCGAGTTTATTCATGCTCGGCCACCTCCCAAATTCTAATAAATTTTTTAAGCCATTTTAATTGGGGCTTAAATTTTTCGGGATCATCTAATAATTTTATATAAAGTTCTTCCGCACAACCTTTTTCAAAATTA